GAAGAGATGCTGAAGCAGCGCTAGTGCTCTCAGCTAAACCGTAAACTATAGCAATGTAACTACTTTCTTTTAAATATTAATATGGAGGAAAAGGATGAGAAAAAGAAGTTCGGTAACTACCTTGGTGTCGTTATACAGAATAACGACCCAGATCAGTATGGTAGAGTTAAGGTCTTTATACCGCACCTTACACCTCTTTCAGACCCCTCATGGCTCGATGGCCAGGCAGATAGGAGCATCGATAGTATTTTAGGTGATAATGTAAATGGTGATACCTCTCCTATATTAAATGAGTTAAAGCAAATCTTACCATGGGCTGAATATGCCGGACCTCTAGTAGGGGAGAGTGCTACTGGTAGATTTAACAACTATAATGAGGCCGGTTCCAAGTCATATTCTAATTTTCTAGACACTATAACACAAGGCACTTCTGGTGCTGATGGCAACGCACCTCATTCTCTCTATGACGAAGAGGTTACCTTTAACGATGCTTTTAATACAGCGGAGTTCTACGCAAATAGAACTAACCCGCTAGCATACAATTATACACCTAATGCTTATAATAATGCTGCCAGGGGCTCTTTCTCTATACCTAGTGTAGGTGCACACGTGTGGGTATTTTTTAGAGAAGGTAATGTGCAATTTCCTGTATATTTTGCTAGCAGTTATGGTCAAGAGGACTGGGCTGGTATTTTCGGTGATAAGGGAGTTAATGATTACCCAGGCACTTATGAAAATAGATCTGCTGGTACGACGGATGATAATGCAGATGCAAATACATATAGAAATAAATATGTAATTAACCAAAAAGGTGGTAATCTAGAATTTGTAAATACTGACTTAGGTGAAAAGGTAGTGTTAGGTCAATACTCAGGCTCGCATTATGAGATGAATAACCAAGCTACAATCGAGTTAGCAACAGCAAATAAAAATACTCTTGTAGCTAATGATTACTACGAAACCGTTAACGGGTTTAGAAACGAGTTTGCTCAGAAAGATTTTGACGAAATAGTCTTAAGAGACAAATATAAGAAAGTTGGTAACTTAGACAGAGCCTCGTTTCAGGAATGGAAAGATATTGTTGGTCCTATTCAGGAGTTTAAGCAGCTTTTCGAGATAAAGAGGACAGGTAATAACGATGTCAGAAGCCCGGATGGTTATGTAACATTGAGCCGAAATAGTGACCTACAAGAACAGTCTGGTTCATTCGGACCTAACCCGGCTGGAGAAGAAGTAATCCCGACATTAGCTGGTCAGTCAAGCTCTTCTCCAGGCGCACTAGGTACATATGATAATACCGATAGCGTCGTTATATTAACAGGTACCGCGTCTGGTCCTTCAGGTACATCTCCTTCTGTCTCTGAACCGAGCCCGTCAACTCAAGGTGGTACGTGGGAGATAGATGAGAGAAAGGATCAACTAAAGGAGATTCTCGATGCTAATCTAGAAGAATTAACTAATATCGAGAAGGGGCTAGGTATTGGTGGTAGTGAGATTATTAGTATCACAAAGAATAAGGTTGAAAATATCGGGCTCGAGATGAACGATTTCGGTAGTATTAGATACGACCCTATCGGTAAATTTACGAATAGTGAAGTAAAGTCAACCGGCGGTACTGTGTATGTAGATGGGGAAGGTACACCTCTCGTTGAGTATGTACATGTACAAGACATGCCCGGTGGTACATCAACTCTTAATGTTGCTAATAGGTACAATGTCATCGTAGGTGCAGGTGGTTTGAATTTAAAGTCCTATGGACCTACAAACGTTGTAGGTACTATTACGAATGTAACAGGTGAGCAGGTCAATGTTGGTTCTTCCAATGAAGTTAATATAGATGGTAAGGTAGTTAATATCTCAGCTGATATACTTAGATTAAGAAATAAAAGACAGCGACAAGTATTAGTAGATGGTAGTTTAGGTGTATCTAAGAATGTTCTTATAGGCGGCGGTATGCTCGTTGAGGGTGAAACGTATTTACAGCATGTAACTGCACCTAGGGAATATCAATTAACAGAGCTTACAAAAGCTAGGTTAATACCTGGTTCTACATACAATGCATCATTTAATGGGAGTATAAACGAGAGTAGTGGTACTTGGTCCGGTACTATCACGGTTAATAGTAGCAGTCAGATCGTCGCTGATCATAACCATGCTTTTGCTAACTTACCACTAACACTTAAAGATACAAATAATGCTGTTAGATCAGCTGCCTCATCGTTGAATGGTGCAGCTAATAGGGCTGCCAGTAGCTCGAGATCAAACGGAGCAAAATAGTAAGTTTATTTGGTTGATAAGGAAGTATTTATAATTTATTACCATAAATATATGCATGACCCTTACCCGTACCCGTAATTCGATTAAAGAATTTTTAGACGGTTTTAATATCTCAACATTTATAATTGCAATGGCCGCAGCAACGGCGGCGCTATGGCTGAATAGTCAATATGTAGATAGAACTACATACACAAAGGACAAAGAAATATTTTTATTACGTGTCGATGCCCTCGAGAGAGAGACCGAATCGATACGATACATTGTAGATAACAGTCAAGATAAAACATCAGAGTTAACTGCTGTAATCATTAAAATTGAGCGCCTCATATCTAAACTAATTACAGATGATGGTGAGATTATACTCTCAAGAGAGATGAAACAGCTAGAAGTTGATATTGCTGAAATAAAGAAGGATATTAGCTATATAAGAGCTTCAAAGATCGAGATAAAAAGAGATATTGACATTATAAGAGGGTCGAAGTAACTACTACCTCACGCGTGACGTAAACACACGTAGTTTTAAAATCGCCCACCATCCAACCCTAGTTTAATATTTCGTATGTTCTCCCTGCTTAGTTTTATTTAAGCTCCGCCGGTACTCTTTTTTATAAGTTTAAATAAAAAAAAATGCCCCTCTCCGTAGAAAGGGGCATTCTTAGTTTAGGTTAGGTTAAAAGTTGAATGAAACCCCTGTTTGAATAGATGATTCAAAGTTTTCACTCGAAGAAAATGCTGTAGAATCGTAAACTACATCATCATTATCAAGCCAGTTAAACTGTACATATACATGTGCTGTCTCATTGACGACAGTCTCAAGTCGTGTATATAGCTGGATATATTGAAAGCTATCATCAAGACCGTAACTCTTACCAATCTCTCCGCCGAGTATAAGGTCGAAGTAGGATGATGTGAACGTCTTAGAGATGTTTAGAGCAGGTGTATAAATCAGCTGAGTAGATTTATCAATTGCGTTACTTCCGTTCTCTAAGCTTAGAGAAAGGTTAGTATCCACGAAGTCCAAGGGCGATACTTCATACTGACCTACTAGCTCGAAGGTGAAGTCTGAACCCTCAGTCTTATGAGCTACTACACGGGTATCAATATCCCCGATAGGTGTACCTAATACTGTACCGAGCGTAACATGTAGTTGGTCTCTACCGTTACCATCAACAAGCTCAACACTACCAACAATATCTAGATTGCGGAGTGTACCAACCTCAGACGACATTTTAATGTAAGGTGCGTCTGTAGCGCCAACCTGGCCTCCAGAAATACGCTGTTCGTAATATCCAAACTCAGTAGCTGTACCCCAAGTATTAGCATTCTGGCCTTCTTGGCCGTTTACAGTAATCGCTGCTAGTAGCGAGAGGATAGCGGTTTTAATTGTTTTTGTCATATTCATATATGACTATTATAACGTATCCCCTCGCCGAATCAACTCTTTTTATAGTTCAAATTCATCAAAATCAGATGAATCAATCTCAGTATCCCTAGCCCCGATCTTATAAGAGCTAATTTCAGTCTCTTGAGGAGCTACTTGTACCTTCGAGCTATCCGTAAAGCTATTCAACCAACCACCAATAGGGTTAGTAGGTGCATCGAATATCTTGTCATACCCAAGAGACTTGAGTCTATTGTTAGCTAGCCATTCAATGTAACCACCTAACATGTCCGCATTTAGACCAAGGAGAGAACCTTTAGAGAAGAGGTATTCTGCCCATGTCTTCTCGTTCTCAACAGCAAGGCGATACATATCATAAACCTTCTGCTCATTCGCCTTAACAATATCCTGGAAGCCCTCATCTGGATTATCACGCCAATTCTTCATAATATTCTGCGTGATAGCAGTATGTAGATTTTCATCACGTGCGATCAAGCCGACAATTTTTGATGTTCCTTCCATCTTACCCTTATAACCAAAGAAGAAAGAACATGCAAATGACGTATAGAAAGCTAAGCCTTCAGTAATCTGAGTACTTAGTACGGAATTAAAGATTCGTTGCTTCATACAACCTCCATCATCTCCTAATAGAGTGTTATAGGCGCTACTAATTTCCGTCGCTCTTCTCACAATCTCTTTATCTTCAAGAATAGAATCAAAGAACTGAGTCGCATCTTTCGCAATGTTCTGTAGCACATATGTATAAGAGTAACTATGAATAGTCTCAAACCGTGCCCATGAAGTCATACAGATTTCAAGCTCAGGGTTAGATACATAATTCTTAATATTATGGATGCTTCTGGAGAGCATACTATCAGTCATAGTCTGCCATTTAAGGTTACTATTAAAGATGAACCTCTCTGTATCTGTTAGATTCTCATAATCATTACGATCCTTCGTTAAAGATACCTCCTCTGGTAACCAGTGAAATTCTTCCTGCTTACGCCACAACTCAAAGAACTTTGGATATTTAAACCTATCATACCTCTGCAGAGATAGATCTTCACCTAAGAACATAGGCTCTTTCGTTGTATCGACATTTTTTGTATTTAGCACAGTTTTCATATTTATTATTGAGTATATTATATCGGTGTTACCTACTTATATCGCGCAAGCTCCGGATTCACAACCGTCATCAACTGCATCTTCAGCCGAGCTCTGCTTATCACCATCATCAGTATTTAGGTAATACCCGGTACGCCAACCCAGTTTATATGCTAATAATATCTCTTTTATTACCTTAGCATCCGGCAATGCACCGCTTTCATAATGCGCGTAGTTATAGTATACATTAGCACTAATGCTCATGTCAACCCACTTCTGTAACGCACCTACAATCTTAATAAGACCTTCATTACTCTCCATATCATATGCTAGAGTATATTTACTCTTGTAAGATGAGTAGTTAGGTACAATAACAGGTAACGTCCTTGCTTTTGACTTCTTATATGTAATAAAGGATCTAACCGGCTCGATACCATTCGTAGAACACTGGATAACTGAAGAACTCTCACAAGGCATAATAGCAGATACAGTACTATGTCTCAATCCGAACTCTTTAATTCTATCTCTAAGTGCCTCCCAGTCCATAGAATTCTCTCTCGTCACAAACTCGTCAATCTCTTTCTTGTATGTATCAATAGGTAACCAACCCTTGGAGTACTTAGTCTCGTTAAACTTAGAGCATGCTCCCTTTTCTTCTGCGAGCTTACACGATGCACTTAGTAGGTTATATTGTACCTTCTCCATTAGCTCATCAGCAACGTTTGGAGCTTCGGCATCTTCATATCCAACACCTTTCTTAGCAAGATAGGCAGCGAAGTTTGTAATACCGATTCCAAGAGATCTTCTATTCTTAGTAAAGTTCTCAGCTGCGGGTAAGAAGTAGTCTTGATAGTCAATAAGCTGATCAAGAATACGAATAGTAATATCACATACCTTCTCCATCTCAGCATCAGATTGAATCTCTAGCACATTGATAGCTGAGAGAATACATATACCAATTTCAGCATCAGTATCTGAAGTATCCTGCAGAGGCTTAGTGGGGTGCAATACTTCGACGCATAGGTTAGTCATCTTAACATCTGTATCCCAAGCAGATCGCTGATTGCAGTGATCGATATTCATGAAGTAAATTCTACCAGTCTCGACACGCTCCTTAATAAAGAGAGACATCAAAGAACGAGCCTTAACAGTCTTCTTAAACTTTAATGAAGTCTTACGCTCATACTGCTCATATAATTCATCGAAGTTCTCATGACCAAAAGCATCATATAACTCTTTAGCTTCATTCGGGGAGAACAGAGTAATATCCTCGTTCTTAAGGAACCTCTGATAGAACAGTTCGCTGAATTGAATACAGTAGTCAAGCTTTCTGACACGGTTATCATCAGTACCAGAGTTATTCTTAAGTACCAGCATATCTTCGACCTCATAGTGCCAGAAAGGAAAGTTGACTGTAGCAGAGCCACCTCTAATACCGTTCTGATGACAAGACTTAACAGTAGACTCCATTAACTTAAGAAACGGAATAACTCCTGTATGTAATACCTCACCGTTTCTAATAGGCGAGTTAATTGGTCTTACACGTCCGATGTTTAAGCCAATACCATACCTCGATCCTGTAGCAAAACCAGCTGCTGCGGATGATGAAAAGATAGAAGGTAGGGTATCATCAATATCAATTAAACAGCAGGATGCGTACTGCCTTATCTTAGTACGTACACCAGCCATTAGCGGTGTAGGTATATTAATCTTGAACTTTGAGAAGTAGTCATATGCCTTCTTTATATAGGCGATACGTTGATCGCCTGCATACTGACCAAAGCATACCATAGCAATAATCATATAGGCAAATTGAGGAGTCTCGTAAAGTCTTCCAGTAGATCTATCCTGGATGAGATACTTATCACATAACTGCCTCATACCTGCATACGTGAAGTTCTCGTCGCGACTATGGTCAATATATTCATCGAGTTTATTAATCTCCGTCTTATCATACATCATCAAGATATCCTCGTCATAGACATCGTGATCGTGTACATTTTCGTTAATAAAATCAACAAGCTTAGGTGGGTTCTTACCGCCCCATACCTCTTTACGTAGATGGTATGATAATAGACGTGCTGCAACATATTGATAATTCGGTGCGCTTAGACTGATTAGATTCGCAGCCGAATCAACCAATACATCATGAATCTCGACGGTTGTCATACCTTCCTTCTTCTGTAGATCAGCATTAATCTCTATATCAGACGCTGTCACGCCCTTAATCCCCTCGACAGCCCATTCAATGACTTTGTGAATTTTCTCTACGTTATAGGGTACTGATTCCCCGTTCCTCTTGACAATGTTCATATGAGTTTATTTACTTTATTTTGTTAGGATTAATAGTTTAAATGCACCGAATCTTTGAAAATTAAATTCACCTTCATCTAATTCAAGCAGGTGCTGAAGAATCTTCTTATCGTCAATAATAGGATCATCAGTTAGGTGTGTAAAAGCCTTAAAGTCGATAGGGAATATACGTTTGTTTAGGTAAGAGTATGCATCGTGGCACGTCATATCATACTCGTCTAATATCTGTTCATATGTTGAAATATCAACTGCTTTCTCTGTTTGTTGCTTATAAAGAGTGTCAGCTAACTCTTTACCTGTCTTATTCAGATTTAAAAATAGACCATATAATGGTAATATAGCATACTCATCAACCTCCTTCTCAAATGCTATTAATGCCTTTTTTGGATTATAGTTTTCATTAATAGAGAGACGTTTGTGATCATACTCATTCTTGATAGCAAATCCTAGGAATAATACCGGTAGATCGCCGTCAAACGATTCAAACTTATCAGTATCGACAGGCTGTTCAACTAATCTTATATCAACCATTACATTGAGAGCTCACTAACCATTGCGCCAGTCCGGAGATCGATAGTTCTGATCTTATCGCCTGTATAAGGTGTCTTAATAGTTACGGAAACTATATTACCGGAGATAGTAGGTCCGCTGTATTCACCGGGTGGTAAACTATGGGTTGCATGTATGCCACCGGTCTGTGCGTCGAAGATTTCTACCTTATCGTTATTGATTCGTGCTGTTAGGTTCATACTTTGATTATATACTCTTTTATGAATTGTTCAACGTCAGAATCAGTTTTATTATATGTAAACCCAGTCAGCGCGCTATTAAAGCTGGGGTGATCCTTCAGTATACTCTTCTTACCAAACTTCTCCTGTATAAAGGTGACAACATCATCGGATGGCAGTAATACACTATCATCGACATTTAATACCTTTCTTATATCTTCACATCTATACCCCTTTTTAAGAAAGGCTTTAACCTCTCTACAAATATAGTATTTTACGAGGTTATCCTCACCACCGTATTCATCTATCTTCTTCTTGAGAAAGTCACCAGAGTAAACAGTAGGTTTACCGGTAACGACACAATTGATCCTTTGAGTGCTTGGCATCATATAATTATATAATGTAATTGTAGGATTTTCAACTTTAAACTCTAAATAGTAGTATGAACTTTAACGACTTGTATAGGCAGCTTATGGAGGATTTTACCGCTCCTACTGATACTAAGAGACCGGCTAAAGTCAGACCCCATGGTAAGTATGGTACTATTAACCCACAAATGAATGAGCCGCATAGTACTAAATCTATTTCCGGTTTTAAGGGTCAACCAGGTGGTAAAATGAAGACGATGTTTCTTACTCTACCGGTAAGAAAAAAGAAGAAGAAGTCTAAAACTGACTCTCAATAAAATGGCGTGTTCTTTCGTTTCGATCCTTTATTGGACGTGATACACCTTGTTCATTCGTATATGTCCTCTCATATTCATCGAGCATACCCGCTTTATTCTTATTAAGCACATGCTGTGTAAATTTAGGAAATTTTGTAGTTACATTACCTATATTAAAGGTAAAGTCTAAAAGTATTTGTTTCTGCTTAATTTCGAGCTGATCGTAATTCACCTTAAACTTACCTTTCAGATGGCGCCTTAACCTATCCTCAGAATCGCGTAGATCTTTTAGGAGTAGTGCTGTTGCTTCAGCTTTAGTTAAACCTGACTTGAACTTACCTGATTTAGCTTCACTGCTTGTGAGTTTATGACCATATCCAATAGTATCTGTACCTCCTTCAGGGCTCGAGTATGGGTAAAATTTATTACCTCTCCAGCCAGACATTACTGAGTTTTCAGCGGCCTTTACTTCCTGTATAAAACTACCATCATAGGTAGGTGACGGAGATACCTTTAAAGGCATTCTCGAGGGGGATGAGAATGTAATACCAGCATTAGCAGTTTCAGCACCTCCGGCGAGGGAAGCTAACCCTAATGCGCCGGCGGCAATTGCACTCTTAATACTTTCATCAATGTAGTAGTAGTGTTTAAATGTCGCCATCAACAATATTTATACAAATACTGGCGCTTATATGAATCTATCTAGAAAGTACTTTGGTAGTTTCGACTTATTGCGTAGGACAGCGTCATATATATTAGCGTCAAGAACATATGTTATACAATGATCGTTTTGATTACGTACCCCTCTACCGCATTGCTGTATAAAGTTTGAAAGCATCTTATTAGCATACCATTGTTTATCTTGCTCAAACATCCTTTTTATTCTGTCGTCACCTAATGGTAGGTAGGCGGCTTTAATAATAATTTGAAAGCGGGCTAGGTCACCTTTAAGGTCGACACCTAGACCTAGTGACGGGCTTACTAATACTGTTGGTTGGTCTGACGCTGTATGCTCCTCCAAGATCTCTTCATTCCGAGTCATACCGTCTCTATAAAGGAATCTCGAATCATTTAAGCCTCTTTGAATATAACTAGTAATATAGTTTGTATGGGTATGTATAATACCTTTATCGCCGCTATGATTCTTACAAATCTCCTTTATCTGTTCAACAATAGACGGTAGAGCTTTTTGCAAGTTAGCGTGATTAAGTCGATTAGATTTAGATATGTAAATAGGTGCTTTAGCTGGATCGAATGAACTACCAGACTCGACGTATTTATATTTCTTAATACCTAAAGTCTTAGCTAGATTCTTATGGTCAATAACAGTCGCTGACATCAATAAGACCTTCTCTGCATACTTGAAGATGTAACTTGAAAGGGTATCAACCTTAAGCGGCGTGAGTCTAATATTAAACTTATCTTCTACCTGTACAATGTATTCACAATCCTGCCAAGTATTACTAATTAATACTAAAGTACGGTGTAAGCTTCTAAGATACTTTAGCTTAGATAGCTCATTATTTGAAAGACCTAATTTAATACCATCAGTTAATATATTAATATGTTCTACAATAGTAGATTGAACTTCATTCAACCACTTCTTAACTGCAGTATTCTTAGTAGATGCGAGCGGAAAGATCTTAACTTTAAGTTTCCGTAATCTTTGAATATCGATTGCTACGGAGAATTGCTTTATTATCTCATCCTCTAGCTCAGACGCTTCGTCACATATAATATAGTTCTTATATTTAACGTGATCAGGTAATGCTAAAAACATCTTATAGTTTAGAGCAGTAAACTTACTAGTAAGGGCAGCGTTGCGGTCATTATGATAATCGCATTTATTAGCCTGTCTATGAGCATCTAAAATCTTCTTCGGCATTACAACAGACTCCTGCTCTACATCAATATTCTCATCAATAGTACTTCTGTAGTTGGCCTTACCTTTTAGTACAGCTGTATCCTCGAATAAATCCTGGTATTGATCTTGTAGAGTCTTAGTAATAGTTAATGCAAATGCGCCGGCTGGTAACGCATTCTTACATTCATTCTCGTAAACATAATTACCATTAGAGTCCATCTTAAAGGCCGCATATGTATTAACCAGCTCAGTAAAGGTATCAGAGAAAGGTGTCGAAGCGTTTGCTAAGGTTTTTGATATGAAACTCTTACCACTACCAGTAGGTGCACTACATATGACGAATTTATTATCAGCGTCGAACGCCTCGTCGATCTCTCTGATTAGCTTATCCTGCTGATCGCTCGGGGTATATCCCTGAGGAAAGTTATTTAAAAGTTTACCTACCATGTAACCAGTATAGGCTACGCAACGGATAAAACAAGGCTTGTATCGTATAATTTATTACAATTAGGCTTATCTAGTAATTTTATACGGTAGAATAGAGACTTACTCGTCTTAGCGAGCTCTTCAAGTTCATAGGAGAACTTTAAATCACCGTTACTAAGTCGTTCCCAATCAAACGGGTAAGGTACTTCATATACGCGTGTTTCGTCTTTATGGTTTCTTAACGTAAATACAAAATGGAACTCTTTAAATTTAAATAAAATTAATTTACCCTTTTTAAGAGTCTTGCCATTGTTTAAAAGAAATACAACATCTCTTAATAAGAAGTCATTTAATTGTGTCTCTATAGCTGCTACCTGTCTCATTTACCCATAAATTGTTGTTTTTGTTCCGTTGTCATAGTATAGACATTAGTGTTAAAATACTCCCAGAACTCGTCTCGTGGTATACTCTTAACGAGATTACATACATCCATATTAACCATTCGCCAGTCCTGCATAAAAATATCCCAAGTTAATACCAAGTTCTTCGCACCAGGTGCATAATCAGGTAAGCCGGATGGTGGCTTGTAGTTAAGGGTCGTTCGACCATTTACACTGTTTAAAATAGCCTGGTCATTCGTACAGAGCATCGTACGCGCCTCACCGGTGGTGCGTTTGATAAATGTTATTTCGCAGACATTTGCATCTAATAACTGCAATAAACTCTGACGGTTAATCTTTGCCATTATTACCTTCTACATCTTCCCGTCTCTTACAAATACCAAACAACCTCTGCTCATTTAAGAACATACCTTTGTTTATTGTACCGTAATCAGCGATTTGAATATTTGCAACTGATGCTCCTTTATCATTCGGGAACATAACAATGTCATCTTTTTTTGTATATTTACATTCTGGGCCTGCTAGTATAACTTTAGCCTTACGCCACGTTTTTGTAAGAGTGTTAGTTGGTATATAGATACCATCTCTCATAATATTATCACCAGAAGCATCCGGGGCCTCATCAATATACTCTACTAAGATAATGTCGTCATATACAAATGATAAGATAAATTCATTACTTAGATCAAAGTCCCCAGCACTGTGTGAGTTCAGATCAATTAAACTTCTTTTTGTTGCAAGATTATCAATAGATGCTTCAGCCATATAGACTACTTATCGAGCATTTTTTGTAAGTCAACATTATGTTTATATTCTCTCTTAGATATAAACTCAGGTAAAATAGGCTCTTCTACTTTTTTGACTTTATCCTTTTTAGTCTTCTTCAGATATGTAATCTTTTTAAATCTTAAGCGAGGTAGTATGTTATATAGATAATTATATTGATTTTGTTTATCGTCAAACAAGCTCCAATATTTATTACTTGACTCGTTAATATAATTAGCCATCTCCGGAGAGTACATACTACTCCACCGATTCACCATAAACAGGTTGAACTGCGACTCATCATCGCAGTTCATATCTATAGTCTTCTTACTATAAAGTAAGCTATTTAGATACTGAAAAATAGTCATTATAGATTAATCTTAGTAGTAGCGATGAAGATATCATCTACCATGCCATAGAAGGTATCAATAGACTTAGTCATAAACTCCTCAGTCTGTTCTTCATTAAGTTTAGTACTATATGCGAATGACGGAGCCTTGCTACCTGCATTGATATTAATACCTGTATGCCCAATTGCTACATTATCTTTAGAGTATGTAATACTAACACTACACTTACCAATCTGCTGAAGCTTACCATCACTACCTTCAAACTCATCATGCACCATAAGGTCATCGCCATCTACTTCAATAGGCTTGCCGATAATATTAGAAAGTATACTAGCAATCTGAGTATTGAACAAACGCTGAAACGCTACAGCACCGAACCTATCAAGGCTAGGAATCTCCCAACAAAAGTTAACTGCATCATCACTATAGATATAGTCACCTTGTAATACATCCTCTTGATCGATCATACCATCAATACTCACATCCATCGGGCATCTAAACGCGATAATATTACCAGTAGGTAACACCTTATTACGAAAATAGTCGTAAGCAAATCTTTTATGAATCAACGGCCCATCATAAACTTTAATATCTTTAATAATCATATATCTGTATTATAGATTATTAAAGGTCGGTTATCAACTATAAAGTTGATGTTATAGGTGGTTATAGTTGAACTACCCAGCTAGTATCAGAAAAGATTTCAGTAGGTTCGCCTAAGCAATCCTTTACTGCATTTAATACTTCAGGCATATAACTGTCATGACCCGCTATATAACCACCTTGCTTAACTTTACCTTTCCAGGTATTAATGTCTTCTACCACCGCACTATAGGTATGATCTGCATCAATATATACAAAGTCTAGAGAATGATCCTCGTACGACTTAGCAGCCTCGGCGCCTGGTAACTTGACTTTTGTAATATTAGGGTAATCGACTAAGATCTTATCAAACATTTTTTCAGCTTCCTTTACCTCTTGCCACGACCAGGGGTCAACGCAATCTAATTTACCACAGTGAAGAGCGATTGCCCTACTACTCACCCCGGAGAAGCATCCATGCTCAACACCATGGTCACCCTTCTTAATATATTTTTTGCATAGATCTATGAGACCGGCAACATTGTTTGAAACAGCGTTTAATTCCATCCAGTATATTCTTGGTGTCTCGAGTAACTGGTCTATTTTTGTCTTGTAGCTCATCGTAAGTAATTATAAGTCGAAAGGTATTTATCAACACTTTGTTGACTGGTTGATTTGTTAAATACTTCCACAGCATATAAACCATCCGCACCATATACTGCAACACTCCACCGCGTATCACCAATTATAGGTTTTTTAACCATAAAGGAGCCACTATCAATATGGTTGAGTGCAAAATTACCAGCATCAAGCCGATGCGTACCATCTTTATTATCTTGCTTCCAGCAAATAATATCAGACGTATATTCTTTTACACCTGACCAGAGATCTGGATGTAAGATAGTGTCATCATCAAGCATCATAACGTAACCGTCACTTATTAATGAGAGGGCGTAGTTGCGCTGCGCATTTCCTGAAATGCTTTCATCTTGCTGATGAGCATAGAATTCTGCATTACTAGGTAATTCTATATCAGGTAGGGTAGGTGCGTCGAAGACTACAATCCAACGATAATTTTCCGATGGTATGTTAATACTTTCAGCTATGGCAGCTAGATTTTCAGGCCTAGAGCAAGGTGTTACTAGATTAATTAGCATCGCATTATCTACTTAGTATTGTTCTATAGGCAGATCAATGTAGTAAGTGTTTGTAGTTTTTCTCGATGTAGAGTTCCGGTACAAGATAATCATCAACTCTATTAAAGTTGTCTTCAATTGCTTCGAGCTTGCTGCTATATACATCTTCGTTAAGATAGTTAATTACACTTTCAACACTTTTAAAATCATCTATAAAGATAATACCGTCAGGATTAAAGAACTCCGTAATTGACCGCGTACCCCAGTATACTGGAATAGTTTTTGTAGCGAAACAATCGAGTATTTTTTCAGTAAAATATCCATCCTGTATACAGTTTTCGATAGCAAAAGAATATCTAAAATCTCTTAGACCTGTGCCTTTATCAATTAATCGATTACCTGTTATAGTACCGAATGTATCTATTACACCACTGAAGTGATTGTATATAGAGTGTCTGAGCTTATGACCAACAGCTTCTTTTTTATGGGACGCTATCATAGATACTAATCTATTCTTTACCGGGCTGTCTTTCTCTACCCAGTATGTACCATATGGCTGGAATAAACCATTATCAATTTGTGATATAATATCTCTATCGAATGTTAATACATTATCAAATTTATGGTAGTTCTCTAAAATCCAGGTATATATACCCGGGTCAATACCTATAGGTTCGAGTAGCCACGCGACCTTCTTAGAGTCATTATATATATCATCGTCGACGTATTGTAAATGCTTATCAGTAAAGAATACGTGATTGCTTGTTATAGCATCGCCCGTATACCAAGAGAAATTAACACCAGGTATATCTATAATATTTCTGCCAGAAAAATTAGTATCTATTAACGATATTTTTTTCTTTACTTCCATTTTTCTTCAAATATTTTTTTAGCTCCA